GCGCATGAGCGACCAATTACCATTGAAATTATCAATAGTTGGCTTAAGGCAACCAATATGCTTATGCTTGACGCGGAACGAATCACCTATGGCATATACTTAGGATGGGGCGTTAGAGCCTTGAGTCTCGGTAAACCATAAAAATTCATATTAAATGTTTGCGTAAAAAATAGTAAATATAGCATGAAAACATTTGAACAATGGCGTATGGAACAATGTGGTTGTGGCGGTGGGATGGCGGGAGCTGGCGGCACAGGAGGTATGTGCGGAGCCGGATCAAATGGTGGTGCCGGTGGGGGATTTGGACTGCCTATGGCAATGCCAGTATGGTCATGGGGTGGTTATTATACTAGCCATGAAAAAAAGCGAAAGCGAAGAAAGAAGCATAAATGAGTAGTTTTAAACTGTGGCTAGAGAATGACGGAAACGATGCTCCAATGTATACGGATGAAGAAATGTTTACTGGATTTATGATAAGTATCCTAAACTCAATCGGCGAGCCAATATTTATGACTAAAGAAATGCTGGATATGGCCAGCAAGGGAACTAGAGATATTCATTGGGCAGAAAGAATGTTGGGGCGATGTTACGAAGCAATACAGGATGGTATAGATAAAATGTCTGTAAGACCAAAATATGGCGCGACAATTAAAATATTAGATTTCCTAAAAGAACTTCAGAAAAAGGTTTTTGAATTAAAAGATGCCATTGATCAAAAGAATATATCGTTGTCAATTCAATTATGCGATGCCGCATGCAAAATGTTTGGGAAGTTTACTCCCATATAATAATTAAATTTCCAACACCATACAGGCGTTCCCGCCACCAGCCAAGTTAAACTGGCTTACATCGTTAAAAAATACTTTAATCCCTCTATCCATTAGCCATTCCGCAGTTTCTTCACATCCTTCAGATAAAATCACGCACCCTCCTACCTGTATTGCATTACAAGCAAATCCATGCGCTTCATCTTCTGATATTTGTAGTTTATCGCATGGTAATCCTTCAATTACCGCCACACTCTCTGGTGAAAAAGCGCCTGGGAAATAAATAATAGATGGAGTGGCTTGATTCAGAACAAAAAGACAAGTATCTAAATGATAAAAATGACCATTCGTCAACTCTACAGGCACAACTTCGGTTTCTAATAAGTCGCTTAATTTTTGATGAGATTCATAAGAACTACGAAATCCATGTCCCTGAATCAGTTTGTCTTGAAAGAATATCGCGTCTCCGTGCCCTTCAAAAGAAACTTCTGATGGTAGAGATTTTAACTCAAAACCATTTTCGGCAAACCATCTGTTATATATCAAAGATTCGCCTTGTCGTTCCTTATACTTGAAATTAGAAGGAATAAAAACCTTTCCCTTAACCGTTCCTGCATTAGCAGTAAAAACTAAATCAGGATAATCTTTATGGCCGTCTACAACGTCAACATTTGCCCCTAATGTAATAAGCAACTGATACAGTCTTCGCCACTGTTTATTGGCAAGAAAGTTATCAGGCTTGTTTTTTACGTCCATCCAAGTGTTGATTTCGTAATTTACGTCAAAAAACTCTGGATACGACATCAAAAATCTTTGTGGCATCAGATTTCTCCTGGATTTACCAATTTGTCTATGTAGCTTATTAGAGTACCGATTGTGAATTTGTTGTAGTCTACGGTAATAACTCTTTTGATTTCATCAAAATTTGGCAACTCTCTAATCGCCTGTGCGCGTAAAATCTCATTTCGGTTGCTGTAGTCAGAAAGATTATTGTTAAGATAGTCTTTTTCCTGCGCGCTGTCAATATTGATCCCAAGCGAGTTAAAGATAATTCGCTTAATGTCATCTGCGCCTAAAACCCGAGATTCCCAATACTGTTTAAAGGTTTGCATACAATATATATTGCATGAGTTCATTTAAGCTATTCCTAGAAGAATCTCGCAAGTGGAACCTAAAAACCGCCATTCTTCGTGGACTTGCCGCTGAAGCCATAAAGGCTCCATCTTTAAAAGATTTTTATCAAGATTATCAAATACAAATTAAGCATGGTTTGTATTGGCATTGGACAGATGATCCTAATTTTCAGATAGACCCAAACAAAGGCCCTAGAGATATGTCTAGCTTGGCTACAGGAGGGGTAGACGTTGGTAAATTTATGATCACATCTCATCTGGCTAACTGGTCAAGCTATGGAAATAGGCAATACGTAGCCTTAATTGACATGACTCAAGTTCCAAGAAATCAATATTTCCAATCTAGCCGGGGTTTCGGTAACGAATTTTTTGTTAACGACCCATCTAAAGCAAGAGTAATAAAGGTGTACGGACGAAAGGCTGCGCAGGATTTTGACCGTTCTCAAAATAAGTATCTTCCTAGGTCAAATGATGAACTAGCTGATTTTTATAATTTTGTGAAGGGTACTAATGAGCAGTTTTAATTTTAAATTCAACTAAATAAGGTATGGGAAGTTTCGCTAACTGGATGCAAGAAGACATGTTTGGATTTAAATCCAAAGAACGGCCTGTTATAGACCCAAATCTTCAAAAACTTCCCAAAAGAGCAGAGCCAGAAGAATACTTCGGGAAGCACAAAGATATTTTCGGCTTTGGAAAACTTAGTAAACTCCAACCAATATCTAAAAACAACCATGCTATTCAACCCGCAGAAGCGGGTGTAATTATTGATACTTTGTCTAAGCGAAAGTTAGGTGCGCTAAAACCAATAGAGATATGGAGTGATAGCATTATATGGGGTCACAAAAATAAAAATAGCAATAAAGATATTGCTCATGGCGAGTACAATGAAGGCGCAATAGAACTAGACTTAAGCCCACTCGGTTCTTGGAAGGCATTTGTATCGGTTTTAAGCCATAATTTTGAGGGCGAGTTAGTTTGGCAGTGTATATCTGCTATACCATTAATACAGTTTAAGCCAAAATCAGAAGATCCAGATGTAGAGAATAAAATTATAGATGTAATATGGGAAAATATGGAGCATTTAGTAAAAGAAAAACCATTAAACCCTGAAAAAGAATACGATCTACTGCCTTTGGTGAAGATGATAGACAGTTGGGTTCAAAATGAGAAGCCAGAATGGTTTATCTATGAGAAAACTAAAAGAATAAATAACAACAGATACATTACTTACTTTAGTGTTCGCGGCGGCGGCATGATGAGACCTGTTGATGGCGAACGACTGGAGCAATTCAATATTGACATGAGCTTCAATCCTAAAACAGGTTTAGTTAAGTGTATCGGACAAGAAATCTCATCGCCGATTAGAGTCCATAGATGGGTTCCAGATATTGTTTCGTGGGACGTACATCTATCACCATCCATGCATGTAAAGAAAATGGCTCATATTATCATGCATTTACTAGATTCCTACTAAAAAAACTAAATACTATAGGAGAAAAATTATGAAAAACTTTATATTTGTAACAGCAATTTTACTGGCCATCGCCGGTGGGTACCGTTTATTTGGGGTTGTTAATACATCTCAGTGCTCTTGCACCAAAAATTGCGGGTGCAAACCAGGCATGCCAACCGCTTGTTGCAAGGGAATGGGTTGCAGTTGTAATCCATGTATTTGTAAGTAATGAAGAGTTTCTTACAGTACATCAAAGAAAACTATGGTGTCCCACTATTCGGGCAGGAAGTCGCAGAAGAGCCACCCATGCTTCTTTTAGAAGGCAATGACCGCAAATACGTAATACGCCCGTTATACAATATGCCTTGGGAAGGTCCATACGCTGCCGAAAAACTGATGGATATGTTAAAACATGGGCAGATAAGTGTTGAGTGGACCGTCAAAAAAGACGGTCAATCTGACATGGAAGCTAAAAAAATTAGCCTAGATAGAGATCTGATCGGGGAGTTTAGTAAAATTAAAGATCGCAGAAACTTTCATCTGTCGCAAATGGCTTAATTTATAATCTCATAGCCAAATTCTTGTTTAAAAAACTCTTTAACTTCAGGCGTCAGGCCGTCTCTATACAATGACAAGTCAGGATAAAATTGGCTTTTCTTAGCAATTTCCGATAAGGCAAGATAGTAACCTGAAATTAAACCAACGGCATGCCATCTAAAAATAGCTCTGCCATTTACTGCTTTTTCTATAGATTCTTTATTTAAATCACCTAATTTAGCGGTCAGCACTTTTTTAGATCGTTTTAATTCATTAATAACGAAACTGTAATCATGCAAGCTTACCCCAACTTCTTTCGCAGACTTAAGCTGTAATTTTAAATCATACTGATGTTTGTAAAATACATATCTTTTCCACGCCTTTTCTCCTACTAAGCAACGTTCGGAAATCATGATATCTTTAGCGAGAACATCATGAACGTTCTTAATTACAGCTATTTGTGCTCTTAGGTATATTTCATAGTCGGTAGCGTTAAGTTTACCGCTTGTTTCATTTACAAGTTTATAGCAGTATTTAAAGAGAATGTTTTCTCTAGGGTCTTTCTTCCAAGAGAACCTAACCATGTTATTATTAGGAAAGAGTTTCTGTACGTATGAGTAGAAGAGATGAGATATGAATACTGATAGTTTCTCTTTATCATCAGTTATCTTATAATTAAAGATCAATTCTTCTATTAACATCATATGTTTATCGTACTCTCAATGATTAATCATTAATGTTTGTATTAATAAATCAGAAGTACTAATAATATTAGAAAAGTACAATAAAATCCTAGGTACTTAAAGTACTAAAAAGATCTAAATTGTGTCCTATCAATCATTAGCCACACATCCCTGTGTTTTTTTTCGAATACCACTAATGGAAAAATGCATTTGGCACGATGTACACTGTATGAAATACAGAATATTTGTTCCTAAAAATTTAATTTTAGAAAATATCATACCGGAAAAGTATAAACATTTGAAGTCTAAGAAGCATTTGCAGCGCATGTATTGGTTTGTTGAAATGGTGTGTGTGCGGGGTATGACGCATGGTAGAGACCATGATCTTTGGGCCAAGCTGCATTGGAAGTATCTTGAAAACATGTTTACTAGAAGGTACTTGGAATACAAAAAATTATTGATAGATTGCGATGTTATTTTAGTTAATAAAACCTATAGTGTTGGGAGATTTTCTCAAAATTATCGTATTGCTCCACTTTACGAACATGGATATAGAACTGTTTCCGTAGATGATGCGGTGCTTATTAAGAAGCTAAAGAAGCGAAATCGTCATAAATTAACTGCTAAAGGCAATATTTATGAATATTTATATGCGTGTTTAAAGCAAACTAGCATTGATGATAGTCATTTTGGCGAGTTAAATATACATCATGCCAAGGTGGTGGATTGGATTAAAAATAAAAAAGTATATCTGCATGTTGATACTTATGGCAGAACGCACACCAATATTACAACTCTTAAAAGATCTCATCGTAAGCAATTAATGATTAATGGCGAAAAGTTAACCCAAATTGATATAAAGAATTGTCAGCCTCTTTTATTGAATCTGCTTGTTGATAAATTGATTAATAAAAATTATATTAAAAATAATCAGGATGTTTTAGAATATAGAAAACTAACTGAGATGGGTGTATTCTACAATCATTGTTCTGAATTATATAAAATAAATGAAAGTGATAAAAAAAATATAAAAAATCGGTTATTTAAAAATGTTTTCTTTGGTAGAAAGACTGCAAAAAAATTTGCTAAGTATTTCCCAACGATTTCAGATGCTATCCAGTTCTACAAGAAAGATGATTATAAAAACTTAGCCAGAGAATTGCAGAAGATTGAGTCGGATATATTCATTCATAAGATTTGCAAAAGGATAATGAGTGAAAATCCAGATGTGCAGATATTGACAGTTCATGATTGTATCTTAGCACAAGACAAACACGCAGAATACATAGCATCCGTCATACAAGATGAGTTTTTTAAGTTGAATCTTAACGTCGCAGTGGAAATTTCACGATAACTGGTACACATGCTTTTATTTGATTTTGTGAGTCATATTAGTCATTTTAAGGATAGCGGCGTTCTTTTCTTTAGGACGATTCCAGAAATCGTTGATTTCACAGATACATTTTCTGGAAAACTAGAATTGAGTAATCAAAACTACTGTTTTAATTTTGAAATAGACGGTAGTTTTAGAAGTAATTTAACAGTTTTGCAAGAACTCTTTCATCAGAAAACGATTTTAGTATATGATTTTAAGAGATTTGTTTCGCATATAAAACATAGATTTGGAGATAACGGTTTTTCTAAATTTGATGGAAAGATTATAGATTTAAAGGTAATTGCCGCTTTTTGCGGCTTACCCGTTTCTTGCCCCGAGACGTTTTTAGATGCCGTTGGTATTTTTAAAGAGTTGCCGGATACATGGAAATCGGTCTATAAAAATGTTCATCTTCCTTTGATTACCGAAGTCATTCCGTCATTAGAGAATATGAAAATAATCGTCGGCAAAAATGTCCGGTATACTAATTATGAGATTGAAGGGCAGTCACAAGGCAGGATGTCGTGTAGCAAGGTAAATGAAAGATATATTGTCCCTCATACTTTGTCGCCGGAAATTAAAGAGAAGATAAAACCAAGTGGATATAATAAGGAAATTTGGACAGTTGATTACAAGCATATGGAAGTTTCTGTTCTACAGTGGTTGTCACAAGACAAAGAGTTGCTTAAACTTATTAACGGCTCTGATTTTTATTGTAACTTATACAAAGATTTGTTTAGGCAAGAATGCTCATCTGCATCTCGCAAGAAGATGAAGTTATTATTTTTACCATTTATTTATGGTGGTGGTCCAGACACGTTATCAGAAAATTCTGGTATAGGCAGGGAGCATGTTGTTAAGATTTTGTCTTTAATAAAAAATAGAATTCCCGATGTTTTTAAGTGGTTGGATAGCGTTAATAGCGACACGGTAGCGCAGAATTATTTTGGTAGAATTAAGAAGGTTGATCATAAATATCAGGTTGGGAATTTCCTGATACAGTCAGCCGCTGCAACAGTTTGCCAGCATAAACTAATTCAACTTTTCCACAAACACAAAAATATCATGTTTAATATTCATGACGGTTATGTCGTACAGCTTGACGCTGGAGATACAGATACTTTGAATAGTATAATTCATGTATTGGAGAAAGATGATGATTTTTACCCTGGGTTGAAACTAAATGTAGCCGAAACTAAAGGAGTATAAAGTTATTACCGATATATCTTGCATGAAGAATAAGTTTGCGATAACTAATGATGAGTATGCGTTATTAGATAAGAAGTATGGTCGTCTTTGTTATGATGCTTCTTGGAAGCTATTAAGACGCAATTACAACAGCGGAAGTTTCTTAGAAATTGAAGACGTAATTCAAGAAACAAAAATGGCCTTAACTAAGGCTGCTGTTTATTTTAAGCGGCAGACATATATTGAGGATTCATTAGAAATTGCTAAGGCATATTGTAAGGATAAGTTTATTTTTTGTATAGTTTGCGAACTAGAGCGGCTTTGGGAAAATCGTAGACACCATGGTGCGAACAAGCGTACCTTTGGGGATCATCAAGAGAATATGCTTGATTTAATTCTTAATAGATATGTTCCCAAAGAGCTTTTTCCAGATGTAAGCGCTAAACTATTGGTTAACAGGAAATTTGAAATTTATATTAAGTCAATTATTTGGAATGCCACTAAGCATATTGGTAAAAAAGTGACCAAGGATAGTGGAATTAGGATTGGATTAGTTTCTCTTAGCGATAAGGATTTCGTGATATAATGCAAACCAGGTTTGTAGTAAGAGATTCTGATTTGGTTTTATGGAATCCACCAGCTAAATTAGAAGATAGCTATAATAAGTTTTACATTAGTTCTGGTTTCTGGAACTGCCTCCCATTTAGCCGATGGGTATCAGGCTGCTATTCTGAAGATTTGAGAGCTATTCCCACTGAGTATAGTGCTCCTTCAGAATTCATAATAGACATATGGTTTAGTGACGATGGAATCAAATGGGCTAATGTAATTTCTAATAAGTTTAATAATGTTGTATGGCACGGTGAAGTTGTTCATTCTGATCCATGGAATGCAGATTGTTGTACTGGCTCCATATACTTTAATTGCAGCGGGATTACGCAAGTTAATGAGTGCAGCGGAATACTTACTGCCCCCAGAGCAAAGTTGGCTAATAGAGATTTTATTAAATTAGTTAAGGATTTCGTGATATAATGCAAAAAATAATTATTGATTATTATGATCGTAATCAGTTTTACTATGTAGTTTCGCCCGAAAGAGCAAACAATGGAGCGCTGTGTGAATTCAGTGATGAAGATGCAAATTTTATTGAAGACATGAGCATGAAGCTTGATAGGTATCAAAAGTTGCTTAAAGATGCCTATTCAAAAAAGAAAGAGCAGATTAAGTTAGACAGTAAGCCGACGACCTTCTGTCATAATGATTTAGAAACAGATTTTTCGTAGAAAGAAAGAATTATGAAAACCAAGTATGGCAAGAAATTAGAAGAAAAAGAGAAGGCGATTAGAGAAGCTGCATATTATAACTGGATTAATTCTGGTTGTGTAGATGGCAACGAATTAGAGAATTGGGCTAAGGCGGAACAGGAATATAAGCCAAAGCGTAATAGAAAGACCAAGACGCATAATATTACTTGTGGCATAGGCGAAATTGGCGACGATATGATATATCACTATCATTCACCACATGTTGTAAAGACTCCATGTATTATTGAGACGGAGAGTGAATCTACTACGATGATTGGGAGTAGCAAAGCATGGGTCAATCCTGCGCCTTGTCAGAATGATGTAATTATTGATTTGTCTAAGAAACCTACGTTTTAGGAGTTCAACATGACTGTTAAAGAATTGGTAGAAAAGTTAATGATGTGTGATGAAACAGCCGAAGTACTACTGTTGTCTAATTTTGATATAGTTAAGCTGAGGAGTGTTGAAGAAATGCATGGGGTTTCTAAGTTTTCTACCGGCATTAAGTTAATTGATGATTCTAAAAAAGGCATAGTGCTCTTAAATTAATATGAAAGAAGAAAATTGGATAAGCCTGAGCAAAAACTCTATGCTGAGTTGTGCAGTATGCGGAAACAGTAAAGATAAGACGGCTACGGTTTTTCTAAATCATTTATCTAGAAATAAGCCGTTAAGTGGATATTGGTTAGATAATATGTTTGTTATTTGCCCTAAGTGTGCCGAAAGAATAGCTGGTTGTTTTAAGAAATAAATTATGATAGAAGAAAAGTACGAGTTTGATGTTTATATGCAGCAAATGTTGCTAGGGGCAATGTTGAAAGATCCTTATTTTCTTAAGCAAAGCTCTAGCTTGGTGAAGCCGTTTTACTTTGAAGATAAATCTCATGAAGTAATTTGTGATATTATCTTGCAGTTTTTTGACAAATATCGTCAGGTTCCTAAGAAGGAATATATTGAGCAAGAGATTAAAGAAAAGATTCAGAATGATGATATAAAAAGGGACGCTTATATTTATGAATTAAGAACAGTAATGAGCTGTTATGAGGCTGGTATTGAAACCAGAGAATACCTTACTGATAAAGTAGCAGAGTTCACTAAAATTCAGACTATGCGACAAGCGATTGTTCACGCTACAGATATATTGGGGAAAAAAGTTGACGGCAAATGGGAGAAGATTTACAAGATTTTCAACGACGCCTTGACTGTTGAAAAGAACGATGATGATGGTATTGATTACTTTAATACAGTTCAGCAGCGTTATGAAAATATGATGAAGATGCAGGATAATAATGAAACATTTACTAGCGGATTTCCTACGATAGACAAGGGATTGCGTGCTGGCGGAATATGTCGTGGAGAATGCGCCGCAGTAATGGGGTCATCTGGCGTCGGCAAGTCATTAATACTCTCTAAGCAGGCGATAGCAAACTGCGCACAGGGGAAGAAAGTACTTTATATTACTCTAGAGCTTAGCGCGGAAAAAACGGCATTAAGAATGGATTCTCAGTTAAGCGGAGTAGGCGTAGGCAGTTTGGCTCAGGAAAGAGACATAGTAATTGATGCTGTTAATGAGTCGGCGAGTAGTGTTGGACCGATAGGTGAGCGAAGATTGATCATCAAGCAATTTGCGGCGGGTACTTTGACTGTTAAAAAGTTAAGATCATATCTGTCAATGCTACATATTGAAAAATTTGTTCCTGACTTGATTTGTTTAGACTATCTTGGAGAACTTAGCTTTGATCCAGCTATGCCTATGCATCAGTCTTATTATCTTGCTATCCGAGATCTAAGAGCATTGGCCATGGAAGAAAAAATAGTTATCTTCACTGGACTACAAGGAAATAGAAGCGCTAGGGATGCGCAGAATTCTGGGTCTGTTTTACAGGATAGTAATTTGTCCGGATCGTATGATGCTGTTAAGCCGCTGGATGCCCTGTGGTCAATTAATCAGTCAACTACAGAAAAGTCGGCTGGTGTCGGTAGAATTTGGGTAGCCAAACATAGAGACGGTAGGAGTGGATATTTAGTTCACTATAAGTGCACAGATAGCTTAGATATGGTTGAGATTTCTAACGAAGCATATGCAAATAGAATGAATGCTGTTGTCCAGAGCACTAATGAAAATGTTTCTCTCCCAAAGAATTTTAAACAAAACTCTAACTAATTTGAAGAAGATAAAATGACAAAAGTACATGTAGGCAAAACAGAAGTTGAATTAGATCCTGAACACCTTAAGTTTAGCGAAGCTACGTTAAATCAACGCCTCCAAGAAGAGGCGTCTTTGTATTCATATTATGCTGAGCAATTAACAAAGGCTAATTATATTCTTTCGCTTCTTGAGGATGAATATGATTCAGAATATCATAAAAAGTTTATAGAATGTAAGGGTACTTCTAGTGATAAGCTAGCTGAGGCAAGCGCCAAAGGCGACGAAAAGGTGCAGGAGTGTCTTAAGAAGGTTCGTCAGGCTAAGTACGCAAGAGATGCCATTCAAGCATATCTTCGTTCATTTGATCGCGCCCATGATTGCCTCGTGAACCTCGCCCAAAATATTCGAAAAGAATTGGATAAATTGTTCACTTCCATAAAATTTTCTCCTGGTACTTCTGATTGGCAACAAGCCGTTGCTGAAGCAGACAAGATTATCGGAAAGAAATAATGAACATACTTGTTCCTCAAGGCGTGGGCGATTCTGTATGGTGCTTAGTTAAAGCACAAGGTCTTGTTAAGAAGCACGGCGATAACAGGATTGATTTGAAGGTCGGCGTCTGGAATGCTAATAACATAGAAAGTCGTGCGATTGAGTTCTTAAGAAAATTTAAATTTGTTAATTCTGTAGAACCATATGTTATGCCACATGTCAATAGGCATGGTCCAGTTTTACTTGAAGG